CCTTACGCAAATCAAAGAGTACGGCGGCGGGCAGCGGGAGTGGATGGCGCAGTTCAGAAAGCACCTGAACATTACGGAATTGGAGCGCAGCATCGTTGTGGCGCTGATCGACCGCATCCTCATTTACAGGGATAACCGCGTGGAAGTCCGCTTCCGCTTTGCGGACGAATTTGCATGGCAGATGGATATCCTGCGCCGGGCGCAGATCAGAGAGGTGGTATAAGTGGCAAGAACGAAACGAAAGACAAACCCGGTCATTCCGGCGGCGGAAGCTCCCGCACAGGCGCAGAAGCAATACCGCGCCGCCGCCTATGCCCGCCTTTCCGTGGAGGACAGCGGCAAACCCGGCGCGGATACCATAGAGGGACAGAAAGCGCTGCTAACTTCTTTTATTGAAAGCAGTTCCGATATGGAGCTTGTAGCCCTGTTCTGTGATAACGGACGAACAGGCACGGACTTTGACCGTCCTCAGTTTGAAAAGATGATGGAGGAAGTACGCAAAGGGCATATAGACTGCATCGTGGTCAAAGACCTGTCCCGCTTTGGCAGAAACTACAAGGAAGCCGGCAACTATCTGGAGCGAATTTTCCCGTTCCTGGGCGTTCGTTTTATTGCCGTCAACGACGGCTTCGACACCCTCACCGCCCAGCGGGGCGCGGACGGTTATCTGGTTCCGCTGAAAAATCTCATTAACGAGGTTTACAGCAAGGATATTTCCAGAAAGTCCGGCTCCGCGCTGGCGGCGAAGCAGAAAAACGGCGATTTCATCGGGGCGTGGGCTCCCTACGGTTACCGCAAACAACCGGATAATCCCCGCAAGCTGGAGCCGGACGAAGCGACGGCTCCCGTTGTCCGGCAGATATTCCGGTGGCGAGCCGAGGGTGTGAGCGTCACGCAGATTGCAAGGCGGCTCAACGATGAGGGCGTACCATCCCCCTCCGCCTACCTGTACAATACCGGTGTATGCAAAACAGAAAAGTACAACGGCGTGAGCTGGTATGTTCAGACGGTCAAAAACCTTCTGTCCCGGCAGGTGTACATCGGACACATGGTGCAGGGAAGGAAGCGGCAGTCCTTCTACGAAAACCGGGGGCAGTACAAGAAGCCAAAGGAGGAGTGGATCGTCGTTGAAAATACCCACGAGCCGCTGATCGACCGGGAGACCTTTAATAAGGTTCAGGAAATATCCCGGTGCAAAAATGAAGCATACTTTGAAAAGCTCGGCAGGTTCACGCATCTGGAAACCACCGAAAACATCCTCAAGGGGCTGGTCTGCTGCGCCGACTGCAAGCGTCCGCTGGTGCGGTACAAGAATGTGAGCCACGAAAAAAAGCTGTGGTACACCTTTATCTGCCCGACCCACGCCAACGACATTGGCAGCTGTCCGCTGAAAAACATCCGGGAGGACGCACTGTTCCCCATGCTCCTGCAAGCCATTCAAACCCAGATCGCCCTTGCCGCCGATATGGAAGCCATTGTCCGCAGGTTGAACAGCTCCCCCAAATACAGAAAGCAGACTGCGACGCTGCAAGGCAGGCTGGACGCCGCGAAAAGGGCGCTCAAACGCTGCAACGGCCTGTATGACAGCCTGTATCAGAGCTATGTGGATCAGCTTATGACCGAGCAGGAGTATATGACGCTGAAGCGTCGCTACAAAGCGGAAGCCGAGGAAGCGGAGCGGTTGATCGAGACTCTGACCCGCCGACAGGCAGCGGAAGCGGCGCACACGTCGGAGAACCCGTTCCTTGCGGCCTTTGGCAGCTTCCGGGGCGCGGATGTTTTGACAAAAGAAATGGCGCAGGCGCTGATTGAGCGTGTGTATGTGGACGGTGACAGCAATATCGAGATCGTGTTCCGTTACCGGGACGAATACAAGGAGCTCTGTACATATCTGGAAGGGAGGAAAACTGACGCATGAAAACGGCGATGTATCTTCGCATATCGAGCGAGGATGAGGATTTGCGAACCGGCGAAAAGAACGAATCCGAGAGCATATCCAACCAGCGTAGCCTCCTTCGGGAATATGTATCCGGTCATGCGGAGCTGGCCGGCTCTGAAATACTGGAGTTTTGTGACGATGGCTGGAGCGGTACGAACTTCGAGCGTCCCGCTGTGAAGGCGCTTTTGGAGCAGGTCAGGCGCGGGCAGGTAAATTGTATCGTGGTCAAAGACCTATCCCGCTTTGGCCGTGATTACCTCACCGTGGGCGACTACATCTCCCGCGTGTTCCCGTTCCTCGGTGTGCGCTTCATTTCCGTCAATGATGGTTTCGACAGCAGCAATCCGTTAGACATCGACAGCCTCGATACTTCGTTTCGGACGCTGATCTACGACCTGTACAGCCGTGACCTCTCCCGCAGGGTCAAAAGCGCAAAAAGGGCCAGAGCCGAGCGCGGGGCGTTTCTCAGTCCCTATGCGCCGTATGGATACGTCAAAGACCCAAAAGACAAAAATCATCTTCTGATAGATACCGAAGCCGCCGACGTGATACGGCGTATCTTTCAAATGGCGGCAGGTGGTGCAAAAACGTGGGAGATCGCGGCGGTGCTGAACGGAGACGGCGTAAGCTCTCCAAAGAACTATAAAGTAGAGGCAGGCTGCACAAGAACGCCGTGGCGCAGTATCCAGGAGGAAAACTTCTGGACGGCCAATCTGGTCGCAAAATTCCTGCGGGACGAGCGGTATATTGGAAAGACGGTGTACGGCAAACGGAGCCGGGACATTGTAGGCAGCACGCATACAGTCAAAATCTCCCGCAATGATTGGGTCATCGTCCCCGACAGGCACGAGGCTATCGTGCCGGAGGCACTGTTCGAGAAAGCGCAGATTTGTATGAGGGAATACAGGGAACGCGAAGTCATGACGGGCGGAGGGAATCCGCTGAAACGTAAGGTAATCTGCGGCGTATGCGGTCACGCCATGCAGCGGGACAATAAGAAGAACGGCTCCTACCGCTGCGTCACGAAACGGCTGAATACCGGCTTTGACTGCTCGGAGGAAAGAGTCCCGGAGGCCGATATTCTGGAAGCCGTGGTTGATGCCATACAGGTCTACGCTCAATACGCCGTCAGCATAGACCGGCTTCTGCAAACAAGGCAGGCGCAGCGGCAGCTTGACCGCAAACAGGCGCAGCGACAGTTGCAGACCCTCCAGAGCCGGAAAGCCCGGCTTGACAAGCGGCTGCAAGACCTCTATGAAGGACTGGTGGAGGGCGAAATCTCCCGCGAGAGCTTCGCGGCGCAGAAGAAAGCTCTGACGGCGCAGGCAGAGGAAATCTCCCGCACGGTCTTGGAGCTGGAGCGCAAAATAAGCGGCAGCGACGACGGCAGCAATGCTGTAATCGAGCATTTCAAAAGCTATGCCGGGATTACGGCGCTGACCAGGGAAATCTCAATCGATCTGCTGCACTCCGTCACCATCTACCCGGACGGGCGCATGGACATTCGGTTGAACCTTGTCGATGAGATCAAAGCTCTGCTGGAAACCTTGCGCCGGGAATCCTGTACGGCGTGAGGTTATTAGTCCTTTCTGTACAGCAGCCGATGACGGATATACCGGAACAAATTTCAACCGTCCCGGATTTCAACAGCTTATCGACGATATTGAAATCGGGCTTGTTTCTGCCGTAATGGTTAAAGATTTATCCCGTCTCGGCCGTGATTATGTTTCGGTAGGTAATTATACCGACAGCTATTTCCCCGAACATAATGTTCGTTTTATTGCCGTGAACGATGCCATTGACAGTGATGAGGGAGAAAGCGAAATCGCACCGTTCAAGAATATCTTAAACGAAATGTATGCAAGAGATATTTCAAAAAAGATTCGTTCATCTCATAGGCTCAGAGGCAGTATGGGAGAGCCGTTATCGCAACCGCCTTACGGATATATAAAGTCACCGGAAAACAAAAAGAAATGGATAATTGACCCGGAAGCCGCAACCGTCGTGAAAAGCATATTCAAAATGTGCCTCGACGGTAAAGGCAACGAAACCATTGCAAGAGAATTGCAGGAAAACAAAGTGCTTATTCCTATGGCTTATTGGCGGTCAAAAGGATTGAACAGAGGCGGAAAGAAAACACAGACCAATCCGTACAAATGGTGTAAGACAACTATTCAAAAAATTCTTTCTCAACAAGAGTATTGCGGAGATATTATCAATTTCAAAACATATTTCAAGTCATTTAAAAACAAAAGGCGTATTGAAAACTCAAAAGAAAATTGGGCTGTATTCAAGGATGTTAATGAGCCGATAATCGACCGAGAAACATTTGAAACCGTACAGAAGTTTATTTCAAAAACAAAGCGTCGGGCTCCGAAAAAAGAAAATGGCGAACGGAGTATATTTAACGGATTGATATATTGCGGAGATTGCCACAGTAAAATGAGATACCACACAAGCACTTCGAATAAAGAAATTCACTATTTCACTTGTTCCGACAACAAAGTTGATTATCGAGGAAAGTGTCCCGGAAGACATTATGTCAGAGCAGACGCCCTTGAAGAAGTTGTAAAACTCGAATTAAGGCGACTCGTTGAAATGTTGGAAATTGACGAGTCATATTTTGCACAACTGCTTTTGCGGAAAAATGACGAAGAAAGAGAAAAAGACAAAAAGTTTTTGGAGTCGGAACTGCAAAAAGCGATTGCTCGCAGCAACACGGTATCGCAACTTTATGAAAAATTATATGAGGATAATGTAATCGGAAAAGTCAGCGATGAGTGGTTTATCGAGCTGTCTCATAAATACGAAAAAGAGCGTATGGACTTAAAAGCCAAAATTGCGGATACTCGACACAAAATCGAAGAGTTGAAAAACACCAATTCGGAATATGAAAAATTCATATCGGCAATTCGCAGGTTTATGCAAATGGATAATCTGACATCACCGCTGCTTCGAGAGCTGATTGACCATATTGATATTTTTGAAACAGAGGGTACAGGCAAAAGTCGAACGCAACGAATAGTTATATATTACCGTTTTATCGGATATATCGAATTGCCGAACGTCACAAAACAAACCCACATTGCGGATACACGCAAAGGCGTTGCCGTAGAGTATATAACCGAGCAATTCACGGCATAAAAAAGAGCAAGGTATTACCCTTGCTCGTACATAAAAATTATATGATAAAACAAAAAGAGTGTTCATAAGTCAAATCCCTTATGAACACTCGATATGGTCGAGGTGACAGGACTTGAACCTGCGGCCTCTGCGTCCCGAACGCAGCGCTCTACCAAACTGAGCCACACCTCGATTTACTTGTTACGATAGTATATTATTGCACAAAAAAAGGCACAAGTCAAGGATTATTTTTTGTAA